GATAAGTAATGTTCTAATGTTCGGTGTCTGCGGGAGAGAGGAGAGGGAAAGTGAACGGTTATGCTTTCCGAACATTAAGGCGAGAGAATCAAAATAAAACCTCTCTCTTTTTTAGAAAACGAACATTATAAATATAGATATAGATATAGATATAATATAGTAAAATTAAATAGTATTAGGTATGTATATTTGAGTAAAAGACAGTAGAACCTACCACAAATAGATACGTTTACATAATGTACGCACATTGTTTTGAAAAGCGAACATTGCAGCTATTTTGCGAACATTGCAGCTATTTTGCGAACATTACACCGAACATTACGACACCTGTCGTAATTTAGGCTCGACGCGGTTGAGAGAACTGGTTTCTGGGAGAGGTAAATTACGACACATGTCGTAATTTGGGAGAGATTAGACTCGACGCGGCTGAGAGAACTGGTATCTAAAAAAGAGTAGATTACGACACATGTCGTAATTTGGGGGGCGGCTAGGCTCGACGCGGCTGAGAGAACTGGTATCTAGAAGTACTTATAGCAAAGGAATAAAGCAGGGGTCAGGTATTGAGGACTCGACGCGGCTGAGAGAACTGGTTTCAAAGAACTGGCATCGAAAAAAAATAAAAAAAGGGAACCTTTCGGTTCCCTTGTGGGTTACTCCATACCATCAATGATGCGTTCGATTCGATCAAACTTTTCCCTAAGCTCCCAAGCATCTTCACTATCTGAAACAAATATAGGTACTCGCTTCAGCAGTTCCGATAGATCCATACCATCGTGCGTCAACGCCATTAAATTCGCAAACGTGGTTTTATCTATCTTTAGTCTAACCGTATCTTTAGTAACGCGTGTTTCGTTTATCATTTACGTGCCCCTTTTAAAAATAGGGAACCTTTCGGTCCCCTTGTGAATTTAGTTATATCGGTTTTTACGTGGCGCGATTGCCAGCCCAATAAGAATACCTTGCAAGCACGAAACCAAAACCGCGATTAGCATGCTAGGTGATTCTGTCCCAACGTCCACCAGCCAAAGCATAGTAAACAGAATCAGGAATTGAACCGATCCGCACATTAGCAAGACCGTATACCTTGTAAAAGAATCCATACTCTTTATTCCTTTAATGATGGGGCCATCCTTGGCCCCTAGTGGGTTATGAACGAATGCCTCTATGTCTTCTATCTTTAGGTGCATCGCTCGCCGGTTCTTCAATCCAGCCTCGCATGTTTTTAGCGTTACTCAGTATTCCGGCAAACACTCTTTTATCGGTGTTATCGCTGAATTCGCTTTTCTTAATCGCTGCTACTTTCTCCTCTATAGCCTCGACCATGCTAAGCAATCTCTCCCTATCGAGATTACGCACGGGATCGTCCTTTGCCGCACGTTTTGTTTCCACGTCTTGTAACAATCGAATCTCATGGAACTTATCGACTCTCGGATCCGCAAAGCGTCGAACGGATTGCATCTCCCCGTTCTCATCTTCATAGGTGCGCATAACATCTTTATCCTCTTCATCGCCAGCTTTTTCAAGTAGCAACAATCGGTTCTTGTTACGACGCATCATTGTATCGAAGTGCTTTGTCAATGATTCCCATGCCCTTTTGATATCATCGCGGCTATGGTTCCCCATCGCTTTGACAAAAGCTTTATCGGCCTTTTTCGAGAACACATAAGTACCATCATCGTCCTTGACGAATTGCGTACCCAGCCAACCCCAATTCACGCCATTATTATCCACGACGATTGCCAAGGGCTTAGCCATATGACTCCAACCTATATGGCCGCTAAGACTAGCAAGCATCCTCAATATCAGGACGCGTAGGGCTGTCCATGATTCTTTCGTATGTGCGGAGGGCACACCAAAATTATCAACGGCCTCCTCTTTGGGAGGAATCAACGCACCTGCATCCATGCGAGTCATTACTTCGCGCTGTAGATCTTTAGCCGCATCGTCGGCACTTTCCAGTGCATGTACGTTACTGGCTATGGCTTCCGCTGCAGCTATCCTAGCCTTAGCATTACGCCCGATCCGTTTAGCCCCAGTACCATCATCTACTAGTGCCACTTTCTGTACTGCATCCTCATCAATGTGCAATGAGACCGTTCTACCACTGAATACATTAGTATTCATAAGTACTATCTCCAAAATATTAAAGTATCAAATTACTACACGTGTAGTAATTTGGCTTAGCCGGTTGGTTCCCCTCCCGACTTGCCAACAAGTATCCCAAATATAATGACCGGAGTCCAATTCTACCAGAAGTAATTACCCTACCTCCCCCCTACCCACCGCTTTGTAGTTCCAGTTCCATATGCGTGTATATATTACTAATCTGCTCAAATAATCTGTTATTTTTTGAGTTTCGACCCCCACCCCCCTATATATGGGAAGCACCCCCCTTGTAAAATTAAGTCCCCCTTGTAAAAAAATTTTTTTCCCTGTATAAGTCGTAAATACGGGTAACTCCTGCGACAATTTGATGACACTGCATATAAAACCTGAAATAGGGGTAGAAGTTGTAGAGCCTGACCCCTGCATAGACTTGAAAGACAGGACAGAGGCCGCGTGTAATACCGCAATGCAGTTGGCAGAACATGGGTTGGACATGCAGGTTACCAAGGAAGATCAGGATAATGCTGCTAAGTTAGTGGCTGCTTACGCTGAAGACCCCGAAAATACGTCTAAAAAAGTAACAAACAAACGAACTGCCAGCCTGACCCCTGCATCATTAGTACTGACCAATGCGATACTGAAGGAATTCGGGCAGTCTGTTGTTGAGAACTCCCTACATTTACGGCACCTAGTGACCAATAAACTGTTGCTGGAGTCCGAGAATCCCGATGCACGTATACGGATGAGAGCGTTAGAGTTATTAGGTAAGATATCTGACGTAGGGCTGTTTTCTGAAAAATCTGAAATTACTGTCACCCACCAATCTACAGATGACCTGAGAGCGAGATTAAAGGGGAAACTAGAAAAGCTTATTGAGGGTGAGGTTATCGAGGACGTTACAGCAATAGACCTTGACGAGGAATTGGGGCTTATTGAAGGGGAGCTGGAGGAAGAAGAGCCAGCGGAAGAGTATGATGACTAAGACTGGAAAGGGGGTGATCTTTTACTGTGGAGGTTAACTCAACATCAGCGTCTTCAATGGCACGGGTTTCTTGGGAGCGTATTGCTACTCAGATACAGGAACGCTTGCGTACAGGGGGTAAGGGAGTACTCCCAAGTTCACAGCAAGTACCTACTGTGCAGGATGTAGCGAAAAAAGCTGCTGCTGCCGCTGCCCATAAATCAAGTTCTGTTGTGTATATACAGAAAGACGGGCGACTGCAGGTGCAACAACTTGCACGTCCACAACATATAAACCTTTTAGCCTGATGACTGAAGCAGCGTTGGATTTTTCCGAGGAGGATATCCAGAGTATGCTGGAGAACATTGACTCGTTCTCCTCTGATGAAGTCGCTGAAATAGATCGTATTGTTGATGAGCTATCAGTACGTAAACAAAATGAATTAGCATTTAATGATCTGATTGAGTTTTGTAAACGTATGCAACCTGACTATATTGTCGGCAAGCATCACCGCATATTATCAGATATGCTGATGGCGATTGAGCGTGGGGATAAAGACCGAATATGCGTCAACATTCCTCCACGTCACGGTAAATCTCAGTTAGTCTCTATTTACTTCCCTGCATGGTTCCTTGGGCGTAACCCGAATAAAAAGGTGATGATGGTGTCGCACACCACTGACCTAGCGGTGGACTTTGGTAGAAAGGTACGTAACCTGATATCAACGGATGAGTATCGCAATATATTCCCTACTGTCTCTCTGGCGGCAGACTCCAAGTCAGCAGGGCGGTGGAACACCAGTATGGGCGGGGAGTACTACGCCTGTGGTATAGGATCATCTATTGCTGGTCGGGGAGCGGATCTGTTGCTGGTTGATGACCCGCACTCAGAGCAGGACGTGATTAACGGTAACTTTGAGGTGTTTGAGAAAGCCTACGAATGGTTTACCTTCGGGGCGCGTACTCGTCTGATGCCCGGAGGCCGTGTCGCTATTATTCAGACAAGATGGCACATGGATGACCTGACGGGCAGGGTGACTAAGGACATGGTGCAGAATGATCGTTCTGACCAGTATGAGATTGTAGAGTTCCCGGCTATTCTTGATTTGGTTGATAAGAAAGGTAAAGCAGTACAGAAACCTCTCTGGCCTGAGTTCTTTGACCTTGAGGCGTTATCACGAACAAAAGCATCCATGCCAGCGTTTCAGTGGAATGCTCAGTATCAGCAGGAACCGACAGCAGAACTC